GGACGCTGCACAGTCGCTTGAAGGCAGACTGCTCTACCCGAGTTCCCTCGTGTTCTGCGAACCATCTGCAACTGATGATGTCGGCCTGCGTCTCTCGGTTGTGTTGGCATGTTAGTCCTTGCGTATCGCCTGGAGGATTGCTATGCCGATACTTATCAGGAGGATGTACCAAGCGACGACAATCATGACATGGTGCCTAATCGTTTGACTGGGGCTTTATACATCTCACAACCCGCAGGGAGTGTCTGGGGGAACTCTGGAAGGTCTGTCAATGGGTAGAGGCGGTAGTCCTTGATTGTGAAGCAGTCGGGGAATATCTCGTCGTTGTTGGCGATGACTTCTCTGCCTGTAATCCAGCCCTCGATGAGGACGCGGTTCTCTCGGACTTTGCAGAAGATGAAGTTGTGATCAGGGTTGTCACGGGTGCGTATTTTGATTGTGGTGTCGGGGTTTTCGGTTGACCGGACTTGATACTGGAGGACGTCGAATCCGTTTGATTCTTGTTCCCAATGCCATTCCACCCCGAGCAGTTTCGCGACGGCGTATTCACCTATGGCCCCGAAGACGTCTGTCTGGAACCAGTTTTGTTCGTGGTATTTGCGGTTCGGTTGGTTGGGTCGGTCTGCTCGTTTGATGGCTAGGAGGCGACGGTTGACTCCACCGTGAGCTGCTATTTGCATATCAGCATCGTTGAGGATGACGCGCACTGGTGTTCTCATTGAATCTTTGCCTGCCTGCCAAGTCGAGCAGCGATTGCGTCTAGATCACGGGGACGCCACAAGTGGTATTCGATGCCAGCGTTGATGAGGCAACGCGCGTACTTTTCTTGTTCGGCTGAGAGTTTGCCTTCAGCGGTTTTGAGTTCGCAGAAGATGACTCCTCGAGATGGCACAGAGGTTGAGACAAGTACGAGGTCGGGGAATCCGTTTCCGTCTGACCGCCAAACACCAGGTCGGGGCGATGATGGTGAGGCATGGAAGACGAGCCATTGCTGCATTCGTGCCAGTTTGATGACTTGGTCTTGGAATATCTTTTCTGTGACGGTCATCGGGAGTCTTTTCCCAACATGAACCCGAGCGCAAAGATGCTGAACACCATGATGACAAATGTAAGGAAGTCAATCATTAGAACGCCTCCTCTGGTTCTTCTTGCGGTGCAGGAGCTGCGCTTTTGAGAGTGTCAATGTATGCAGACGCTTCGCGTTTGGTCATGCCTTGAAGGTTTGCCGGTGGTGTTTTACCCATCGACTTACAGACGGCGCGAATCATGTTCTGCTGTTTCTCTGACGCAAGGTTGGACGGTTCGGTGATTCGAGTGTCTCCTGACATGCGTTCCACCTTGTGCATTTCTTCGCGCGATGGGCGTTTCGTCCAGTCGGTGCTAGACGCAAAGTCACAATCGGCTAAGGCTCGCCCAATGGCGCTCGTGCAGGCATTTTCAATATGACTGGTTTTGTTCACGTTGTTTGAGCCGCGCATTTCTTCGGCAAAGTCTGTCGCTACGGGTCGGTCGTCTTCACGGTCAACATAAATGTCGGCCTGGACAATGACGCGGTCACCTTCAAATGTGAGCAATTTTGTGATGACTCGACCTTCGGGATGTTTCTCCCAAAAGCGAGCAAGACGAGAGGCGACTGGTTCGTAGTCTTCAATGCTCATCGTTGTTCAACAATCCACTCGATGACTTGTTTAAGTTCGTCGTTGTTGTTGCCCATGCTCGGATGACGGAGACGTTCAGTTGCATTGCGCAGGCTAATGATGAGTGCAACGGCTTGACTGATGACGGCTGATTCGTCGAAACGCATCTCGCCATCCAGTTTGTGTATGTGATTCATCAACTTTGCAATGATCTCGTCGGTGGTTAATTCCATGATGTTTCCCTCATCTGTTTCTATTTGCTTTTACGGACAGTAGCGCATCCGCGCTTCCATCTTGCAACATCCTTGTGTCGGGAATTGCAGATGAACGCCTGTAAGGATTTCTGCCCTTTGAGACATCCCCATCCCCACGGCCCAACTCGCCAGACTTTGGTGCCGTCTGGGTCGATGTGGCTTTTGAATGCGATGGCGTCTGCGACTTTGACTTGTTGCGCGGGGGTTTTGCCTTTGGCACTCGAGGAGTCTGACCAACGTTGCCAGGTGCCTCGGTAGATGCCAAGTCCTCCGGTATAGGAGCGGGTTGAGTGTTTCCAGTTACCGCCAGTTTCGCAACGGGCTAGTCCGTCGTAGTAAGCGTCTGGCAGGACGCCGTGATATTTCTCGTGCAGGTCGCGCTGTGCAGCTGCGCTTGCGGGCGAGGCGGTGAATGTTGCGGTGATGAGGGCTATTGCCATGAGTCTCTTAATCAACCTGTTCTACTTCTGTAATCGAAGCAAACGTCATCCAGGGAGCGCGCCTTGTGGCGACTGTGACTTTGACGATTTCTTCTGTTGCCGAATCCGTGAAGATTTGGACGAGGGTTAGTTTGTCTTTAGACCATAACGGCATGTAGCCCCAAGATGGAATCATGGTCTGTTTGCCATCATCTTGAGGAAGAGCCAGCAACTGACCCATCCCATTATGAAACTGTAGATGAATTGTGTATCGGTCATTGCGTTTCCCTTCGCTCGACGTGTCTTGATGTTGTAACACAGACGAGGGTCTAGGTGGCGGATTCGACCTCGGAACCAATGAGGGAAACACAGTTAGTCCCGAGGTCTAGCGCGAGGAGAATGACATCCTCGAGCGATTTAAGGCTTCGGAACGCTTCTCCAAATGGCTTCGTATTCGTCGCCTGACATGTCGGCGTACTTAGGCGCAAGTTCGCAATGAATCCAGGTGGCTTTTTGAGAACCACCGTTGTCAGATGCTGACCAATCCTTCCAGCCCCTGCCTATACGCCATCCCCTACCCCATGTCTCGCAGCCTTTTTTAGTGAGTCCTGAATAATCATGAACCTCCTCTAAGCCGAGCGAAGCTGCATGTTGAACGAACCAAAGAATGGCTTGCTTGCCTGATGCTTTATCAGTGCCAAAAGAGGTGTCCAATGCCCTTGCGGTTCCATGCACAGAAGGAACTCCAGGCTTCCCCACAACGTCACGAACGACCCAAGTCCCAAGATTCTTGAAGCCCCATCTTTTATTGCAAAGGACAACGAAGCGTTCTGTGCCTGGGCGTTTTGCTTTTGCTACCCCGTCAGAAGTTCCGGTGTATTTGCTCATACTGGCGGGTCTTTCGGTTTGTCTTTTAGGCCGTTACCAGCAAGAAGACCGATAAGTCCACCAGCGAGCGTCATAAGCATCGGGGAAAGAATTGCCCAAGCTTCTGAGTCGTTCGGGGCTTGCTCGGTTGGTTGCACCACAAAGAGAAGCCCGTAAAGCAATGCAACGATTGAAAAGAGAAACGCGCTCGAGAGGCAGATACCTACAACAAGAATGAGTCGGGCTTTGATTTCTTCGTTGCTTAGTCGGTTTTCTAGTTTCATTTGCATTTGCTTTCTAGGAAGCCTGTGCCTCTTGTGGTTTCACAATTGTGACGTAGGTGCTCAGAACAAGCGGTGAGCAATGTCAAAAACACCAATAGAATAAGGCTATTTCGCATTTATGCGCTGATTTCCATAAGGATCATGTTGCTTTGTGCTCCTGCTAATTGCGCATAAACAGTGCCAGTGCCAGATGTGCGTTGGTAATGAACGGTATATGTAGTTGATGCAGTTGTTGCAGGAGAATCAAGATAAAAGATATTGGTCATTGTCCCTGTGTCGCTTCCAAAATAGTTTGCGTTGTTAGATGTCCAAACATCAGTAGATCCTCGAACTAATTTCATTCCAACTTCTGCTGTACCAGCCGAAGACATCATTGCCTGAGCAGTCAAGACAAGAATTTTGCTTGTGTTTGATTGTGGCGTAATTGTTGCGCTGAGGTTTGACGTTGCGTACGTTGCAACAGTTCTTGCAGTTTGTGTTGTTGAACTTCCCATAACTACTTGCAGGACGCGAAACGCCCCTCTCAGATCATTTTGCTGTGCAGCCGTGAGAATTGCGCCAGCGATGAAACTTGATGGAAGGTTGGTTGGTGTTGCCATGTTGTGTCTCCTTTAGAAACTGAGAAGGTTGTTGTCGAGCGTTCCAAAGATTGCATCGTCAAGGGTAAGGTATTGGTTGCCGTCCGTACTCTCGAAAGTGTACGAAACAATGTGAGACCCTGGAACGATTCTGTGTTCAATTCCTGAAGTAATCAGGGTCTGCGATTCTGATGTTGGGGTGCCAGTTGAGTAGTCCTTTTGCACCGTCACAATTGACGTGAGGTCTATTGCAAAGATGGTTGACCATTGCGCCGAAGTAAGAGCTGCAAGTTCGCACGAGATGCCCGTAAAGCGAAGAACGGGGTTGCGGTATTTGCCGAGAAGGTATGCACCAAGTCCTGCGACTTCTGTTGTTGTTGAGTTGAGCAATTGTAAAAGGTTGTAGTTCTGCGCTTGATACAAAGCAATCGAGGTTGAATCTGATGACGTTTGTGCAGCTCCTGCGGGAGATTGGGTCACGATGTAGTTGTAAAGAAGTTCTGATCCGAACTGGTTGACGAGAGTCATATACGGGATGCCTGTCCCGTTCGTGGTGAAAGATGCTCCTGAGACGGGGTTAAGAACGCTTGACCTTCCCTTGAAGGTGAGACTTCCGTCGGCTGCGGTAAAGAGATAGCCCTGCTCTGAGGTGTTGACCTGCTGAAGGTAGTTGAGGCAGTTGGTGTCCTGAGCGACCGCGTAAGCCCCCAAAGTGGACGTTCCTGTACCGATAGACCTTGAGCCTTGATAGTTGATTTCTGGGCGGTCTAGGACGGTGTTGACGCGAGTTGAGGATGACTCTGCGGACGGGGTGAAAGCGTTCAGTTGCTGATTTGCCAGGGTGCCGAAAGCGTCAACGCATCGGGCGACCATTCTGCCCTGGTTGGCGTTCTGATAGTCGAGGTTCCAGTCTTCAACAAAGCCCGTATAGATGGGTGTCCCGTTGGCGTAGATGATGATGGGCGAACGAGGAAGGACATACGGGTAGTAGATCGAGGCCGTGTTGAGAGGGTCAAGGATTCTTGAGTTGTTGTTGAAGACGACTTGTGCGGTTCCTGCGTTGAACTGATCTAGTTGGCGGTTGCGTCCTCGCCTGATGTTGATTGAAAGAACAAGCGAGGTGAGGTCGGCGTATGCGGTACCTCCGAGAGTTCCGCGTCCAGCGGTGTTGAGAACGCCATAGAAGGCGTCGTCAAGTTGGAAGGGTGTACCGAAGCCTGTGGTTGTTTGAAACCCGACTAGGACTTGGTATGTCGGGACTGCCATTAGAAAGTGACCGCCGGAGCAAAGACAACGCCTGAGTCGCGTTGCGCAGCCAAAATTGCGTCGATTATGTCTTGCCCAATGGTTGCGGGCGACGAGACAAGTCCTGCGTCAAGGTTAATGGTGAGGTTGCTGAATGGCCCGATTCCGCCGATGCCTGCGTTTGCGAATCCGCCTGCGTTGCCGGAGGTGTTATCCATTGCGGGGGCTGTCGTGTTTTGGACTTTGCCTGGCGCAGCTGCTGCAACTGACGGCGGAGGGGTGAACACGTCTGGGTTTGCTGCAATGATTTGTTTCTGCGACTCTTCAAAGGCTCGTGCGCTTGTCAAGCCTTTACCGTCACCGCCACTTCCGCCGATTTTCGGCATAGAGAAACTTTTGCCTCCCAAATTGCCAGGGAGCCATGACGGAAGGGTAAAAGAAAGACGACCGATTGTGTTGTTCCAGATTGCAGCGATTGCCTTGAAGACTGTTGTTGCTGCGCTGAGAAGACCTTCAAACAACGGAATTGTGACATTGCTAATCCACCAGCGAACCGCGCCAAATACGTTGTCAATGATTGTGCGAAACAATTCAAATTTCTTGTAGGCGACAACGGCGGCTGCTGCTACTAAACCAATGCCGATTGCAATTGCGGTGATTGGGTTGATGCTCATGGCAACGTTGATTGCGACAATTGCTACGGCAATAGCAGCTAGGGCAACGCCAATAGCGGTGAAGAACTCTGGGTTGTCTTGCGCCCATTTTGCGAACTTATTGACCAGGGGAAGAACTGCGTCAAGGACTGGTATGAGAGCTGCCCCGATTCCTTCTTTGAGTTCAGCAATGCCAAGAGTAAATTTGGCTAGTTGCCCTTCTGTGGTATCGCCTGCTGCCTTGCCAAATCCGCCAAAGTTCTCGGTCAGTTTCTCAGTAATGGCTCCAAAGTCTTTTGACTTGATAAGACCCTGGTCAAGTCCTAGACCGAGTTTGCCGAGGGCGTTGGTGTTGCCGTCGTAGCCTTTTGCCAATGCTGCCGTGACGGTCTCAAGGCTTTTGCCTGATCCTTTTGAAATGTCAACTGCAAGGGCTAGAAGTTCCTGCGCTTTTGTGACGTCATTTGTGCTTCGAGACAACCGAGCCATAGCCGGACGAAGTTCGTCGTCAGACGTATTGGTTGAAAGCATAAGCGAATCAATAAATTGTCCGTTGGCTTTAATTTGTGCGTCGGTTGCCGTTGTCGATTTGCCGAGCGCAATGGCAAGAAGGTTTGCTGCTGCCTGATCTTCGATGGCTGCCTTTGCACAGTCGAGAAGTCCAGTTGCTAATGCTGCAATGGCAATGCCCGCAGGGACTGCTGCTTTCTTGATTGCGAACTGTGCCTTTTCGCCGTTGGTCTCAAGGTTCTTGAATTCTTTAACTGCTTTGTCAATTCCTGCGCCGTTGAACTCTGTGATGATGGGGATTGCAATTGTCATTTGAGTTCTCTTTCAACGCGGGCTTTGACTTCGTTTGTGGCGCGCAGAAGTTCGCGTTCAATTTCTCCGCGCTTGCGGAACACGGCAGGCCCGAGAACGCGCGTATGGTTCGGACGCAACTGCCCGAGAGAATCGCCGAGGCGGTTTTGGTTGGCTCGTCCTGCTGCTTCAAAGACCGCAGCTGCAACGTTGGTCTGGGTGATGTAGATCAGGGATGTTGCTTCTCGAGATGCGTCAACTTTCAACTTAACTCCAGCAATCGCCTTAGACACGGAGAAGGGAAATATCTTTTTGTTTGCTTGTTCCCATTTGCGAGCCATGCCAGAAAGAGGAACTTTGGTGTAGCCCTTTTGCACTTCCTGAATGGCGGGTGCAGCGATACGCGTTGCGTCGGCGGTGAATTGTTTGCGAAGACCAGGCTCAATCTTGTTGAGAGAACGAATAGCATCACGAACTCCGACGACTTCAAGTGAAGTGTTTGTTGTCATCGTCTGCTCCTTTGTGCTTTTTGTTGTTCGTTCAACACGTCAACAACCGTGAAGAGATCGTCTGTGTCGAATGGGATGTCGGGTGTCCAGTATCCAGTCGCGACAAGTACCTCTGCTAGGGAGCGTCGGTAGCTGCCGCTTCTGTAAAACTTGGGGCGTCCTCCGACAAGACGTCAATTGCTTTTGTGTTTTTGATGAATTGGTCAAAGGCAAGCGGAACCATGACGCCTGCCACCTTTGAACTTTCATAGGCAAAGAACGCAAGGTCTTCTGCGCCAATGCCGTTTGCAAGACTGGATGCTTGTCGTTTGAATTTGCGTTCCCATGCCACGACAACGAAAAGATTCGTTTCGCATTCATAGGGGTCGCCTTCAATCGGTGTTACTTGTAGTCGGATTTTCATTGTTTCCCTCTTTTGTTTTCTAGACGATGTCTCGTGCCCAAGTACCGTTTGAGAACGACACTGAGGCGACGGCAAGGGTGCCGATAGACGACATGATGACAGGTGCTGCGTCAAGTGTTGCCGTCGTAATCGTGTATTCCGGATTGCTTGCTGATTCTGTTGTGCCTGATGGTGAGACAACAATTGTGCATGAACCTGCAGCGACGATTGCTGCCAAAAGTGTTTCAATTTCACCGACGCCATAAGAGAGATACAGGTCAAGGTTGACCGCGACGCTTTGGAGGCCTTTTGTTGCCTGTCGGCCTGTGTCCTGAAGACTGGTGCTCTCAAGAAGCTCGTAGCCGACCATGACTTCACATTTCGAAAGTTGGTCGGATACGTCATAAACGGTTCCACCTGTGGGGGTGATGTTGCAGGTTGCACCTGACAGGAATGTTGCTGTTGCCATAGTGGCTCCTTAGTTTCTACGCACGGCGATAGCCACCGTGAGATCGTATGTGGGTATATCTTGCCCGCCGTAGTTTGCATTGCCTGGACGGGCGTCAACAACTGCGATGGGCGAGTTCATGATTGTGTCAACTGTTGACATGAGGTAGTCGCCTGAGTCCTGGTTGCCTGGAGGGGCTGCCAAGACTCGGACGGGAATCCGAAAGTCGCCGACGTTGTATGTGAAGGATGTCATTTCTGGCAGTTCAATCATGACGGACATTGGGCGCGCGTTTCGGGGATCTGTGACGGGTTTGAGACCGAGAGCTGTGAGAGCGGTTTTGATTGAGTTGACTGCATCGACGAGGATTCCTGTTGCAGCCATTATGCGACCTGTGGTCTTCCGCAGCCGATGAGAGCCATGATGCGTCCCATTGTTGACGGGATGGGGATTGAAGACATTGAGTCAAATGAGGCGAAGGAGTCTGCTGATCCGCGCTCACGATAGAGGGTTGCTGCGTAAAGAATCGTGCCCAATTTCACTGAAGAGTCTGGAACTGTTGACTGCGAGTCGGTGTAGCCCGCTTCGCGACGCTTGCGATAGATGTATGAGTTCGCAGCTGCTACGCAAGTAGTGATGAAGGCCGTGTCATTGGCGGTTGCGACGTCAATTCCCAAGAATTCCAAGACCATCGCATTTGTGCACCAACTGATGCTCGGGGTGAAGGTGACTGTGCCGGTGGCGGTGTCTCGAGGGAAGTCTGTCCCTGCGTTGACATAAAGAAACTGGTAGAGACGAATTACATCGGAGTCAAAGAGAAGGTCGCCCTCGTCTGAGACCCCGATGAACTCGAAGTCTTGTGTTGAGACAATTGTTGCGGTTCCAGAGAATCCGTGGCTTGCGCCTGCGATTACCACGGAGTCTCCGACTTGTATGCCTGTCTCAACGAAGGTCTGGAGAATGGCGTACCCATCGAGGCGCGTATGAAACGCGAGATCGTAGGTAGCCATTGTTCTGCCAGTCTTCTTCTAGTTGCGGATCAGGTGAGGTTGAAGCGACGGAGACCGCCAGCAATCGTAACGATTGGGCAGAAGTAGCCGTAGATCATTGCTTCAATTTCGCCTGACACCGGAACATTTACTGAAAGTTGAAGTTGTGAAGATTCAAAGATTTCAATTGCTGATGGCACGATGAGGAATGCTGATTCGTCGATGGTTGTTGAAACCATGTTTGACGAGACGTACAACGGAACGCCGAGAACATTTCCGAAAAGCGTTGTTGCCTCTGCTGATCCTGCTGAGTTCTGTGGCTGTCCTGCGTTGAAGAGTGGACGGTTGCTGCCGTCAACTGCGTTCTGCATGAGTGACCATTGGCTGACGCCAGCGGTGTATGCGGCGACAACGTCGCCAGTCGCCAAATATGCAGCTGCTGATTCTGTTGACACGAACGACTGGATACCTGCTGCGGATGCTGCGGTTGCTGTTGCCTGTGTACCACCAGCGGTGATTGCAGCGATTGTTGCAACTTCTGTGGCCTTGCGGTACGAGCGAGTCATGTTGTCGAGCATGATTTGTGCGAACGATGGGTCTGAACGCTCTTGGAGTTCAACTGACCAACGCTGAAGACCAGCAAGTTTTACAACTGTTCCGTTCACATACGAAGAAACGATGCCTGTCTCAGATGGTGCTGCACCTTCTGCGGTAGTGGCGACAGTTCCATTGGTTGTGATTTTTGGGATGGAAATTGTCATGCCCGAGGCAGGAATGGCACGAGTACCACCGCAAGCGTCAATGACTGGACGTGAGCCAATGTTTACCTGGACAACCTCGCGCTGATAAGCAACAGGCGAGAACGCAGGGTTTGTTGTGAACGAGTCGTCCGCCGCCTGGATGAACTTTGCCTTTGCTTCGTCGGCTGCTGCAACATAAAGACGTGATTCGCTTTGTGGGTTCAGTGCTGCCTGAACGCTGTGGTGCAGGTAATCGGCATTGGTTTTGATTGGTGAACGTGGGGCTGAGTAGAAGAGAGCTGTTGGCACCGATGCGGTGGCTTCAACTGTTTCTGGGGTTTCTTGTGACATTGTTTCCTCCTGGAGACTTGTGTCGGGTTGGGGTTCGGTTGACTCTTCTTCGACCTCTGGGTCGT